CAACGAAGACATTATTTTTGGTCGTGGTCGGACTGCCGCCCGTCACCTGCAAGGACGTTACCGCGAGCGAGTTGGTGGAACTCGCTGGCAACGCCGCGTTCGCTACAGTGTTGATGGCGTTGGTCGCGGTTTCCAGATCACCGGCGCGGGTATTCAAGGCGTTGGTCGCCAGCTTGACATTAGTGATATCCGTTTGCACCTGATTACTGACGGCTGGCCACAACGTTTCGATTGCCGACGTAACAAAATTGGACGGATTGCTGCGTGGGTAATAATCTGCGTTCATCGCATTAGTCGCCGCTTCAAGATTTCCAGCGCGGGTGTTCAGCGCATTGGTAGCCGTGTTCAGATTGCCCACCGCCGTATTGAGCGCGCCCGTAGAGGTTTCAAGACTGCCTACCCGCGTGTTAATCGCGTTGGTCGCGGAGTTGAGCAACGTGATGTCCGGCGCACCAAAATACACGTTCGTCCCGTCTATGCGCATCGAAATATTACTCTCGCCGTGGAAGGCGATCCGGTTGGTCACCACACCAGGCACGTTAGTCATGCCTGCCCCGTTACCCACAAACGAGCCGTTGCTCATCGTGAATCCCGCCAAGTCAACGTCGTTTGTGAGCGGGAAACCGGAACCGGAGCCACCCCCGCCACCGCCTGCCGCGTTGGTGTTCCATTTGAACGCCGCGTTTGGCCCTGTTACCGTGACGCTATCTTCATCGGACGCGGTGATAGTCGCGCCAGTGATCGTGCCGACATAGGTTTCGTTGGTCAACCACGCTTCATGTGCGGAGACTGTCCAGCCGTTTGTCTGGGAGATATAGACGACGCTGTTACTCGCCGCACCCCAAACCGGGTCGCTTTCAGCTGTTAAGTAACCTTCGACATCCCCAAAACCCGGCGTCGCCACATGGGTTGCATACCCGTCGCCGCCATATGTAACCACCGTGCAATCGCCGCCTACACCAGATTGCGTCAGGGTATAACGCACGCCGAAATACAGCGTTGAATTGGTTATACTTTCTGGATTAACCGCAACCAGCCGATAACTTGTTAAGGCAGTCCCTATCCCAACACCGGCGCTTGTGGCGATGTCGTTGGTCGTTACGCCGTTATCGTCAGAATAAACAAGCGTAATGGATACTGACGCGGTTTTCAGGCCAGCAGTTTTAATCGCAAAAAACCTGCCAATATACGCACCATGCCGGATGCGCTCGGTGCTATTCGTAAGCCAGAACGTGCCGACCACATTTGCGCCATCATTCAAAACGTTTGTTATTGCCCAAGTGCTCGCCGGAACTTCCGTCCACAGACTCCTATTTCCGGTCATTACAGGATGCGTATTGGTCGCGCCATAGAGCGTAACCTCGCTGGCGGAGTCTATGGCGTCATTCAATTCCTTGCGTGTCACTGGGCTGTTGCTGTACGTGCTCGCCGGTATCACGATATGGTCGGCCAGCGTCCAGTCAAGCGCGTTGGTGTCGCCCACTCGGTCAACCTTGCCGGTCGTGTTGGCCGTGACCTGCACTTGCAGCGCATTTGTCGCCGCATTAAGATTGCCAACAGCCGTGTTCAATGCGCCCGTTGATGTCTCCAGAGCGCCAACACGGATATTGAGCGCGTTGGTGGCTGACTCAAGATTGCCAGCCGCCGTATTCAACGCGCCGGTCGCCCCTTCCAAATTCGTCAAGTCTGTCTGAACCTGATTGCTCGCTGCTTCCCACAACGGTTCGTTCGTCAAGAACGGCACATCATTGTTAAAGTCCGACAGGTTGGTTGAAAGCCCCGGAAGGTCATTGTTGTATTCTGACAAATTTGTTGACGTGCCAGCAGCGCCGGGTTGCAGGGCAGAACCGGAAAGAGCCACCGCGTTAGTGTAGTCGCTGTCTGTGGGCTGGACTGCCATTTCACCCAAAGCCGCTCCGTTCGTCAGACCGTCAACACGAGTATTCACCCCGTTCGTTATGCTGGCATCAACATAATTGCTCGGATTGCTGGATGGGTACGCGGCGGCGGCAAGCGCGGCAGTGTTCGTGTAATCGGCGTCCGTAGGTTGCACCGCGCTATCAGCCAAATCGCCCTGCGCTTTTGTTGCCGTGTTCGTCTCCAATATGCTCACTCGGCCATCTATCGCCGCCACCGTGCCGGTGGTTGCATACATTGACGCGGCGGTTACGACATCGAGTTTGCCGGTTTCCATGATGGATACGCGGTCGTCAATAGCCCCCACGGTACCCGTGGTGGCATATGTCGAGGCTGCCGTAACCACGTCTAATTTTCCAGTCTCCACCACACTCAACCGGCTGTCTATAGCCGCCACCGTTCCAGTCCCAGCCTTTGTGTCGAGTAACAGGTCGGAGGCAGCCTGCGTGTAATAGCCGCTCGTGTCTTCAATGCTCATTGTGCCGAGGCCGTGAACATTCGTGCCTTCCAATAATTCATGGGCCGATAAGTCGCTTGCCACCTGCGCCACCTCTGCCGTGGTAGCTTTGTCGTTCAGCAAAGCATCAGCCACGCTCGCCGTGTAATAATCGCCTGTGGATTGCGCGGCCATCGTGCCGAGTGCAGGCGGGTTGGTAATCAAATTATAATTCAGTTCCAGCCATGAACGCGCATTAGTCAACCTCAAATCATCATCAGCAACTATCCCGCCATGCGCGGCAGTGGTCAGCCCCGTATGAACCGACACATCACTCTCCAACAACCCAACCCGCGTATTAATCGCATTGGTGGCTACCTGCAAAGCTGATATAGCAGGATCATTTGTTGTATCAGCAAACGTAATGGTTATGGGGACCCAGGTGGCCACATTAGTATTGTAAAAAAGCGACCAGGCGGTTTCCACAGTCCCCTTGGCCAAAGTGCGTGTAGCCTGATTAGCGTCATACGCAAGAAACTCCGCATAATAGCGACGTGGAGGAGGGATGTTGGTGGTTGGCAAAGAAATCGGAAGCGTGTACACAGCCGAAGTGGCTGTTAACACCAAAGTCCCATTAACGAGGGTGAGATAATAAGGGCCAGCTTCTGGATAACTCAAGCGGAACTGAATATTAGTTATATCTGCAAAGGTACCATCACTCACGGAATTGGTGAACTTAACGGAAAACTGCTGAACGTCACGATTGTTCCACTTCCAGGAAAATGAGTTCCAAGGCGCAGACCCCGCAGTTGCAATATCCAAAGAACCGGTACTGACGTGCGCCGGAAAGGCAGATGCCACACTGACAAGCGACCCCAAAAATATGGAAAACACCCATCGAAGCATCCGGCACCTCCTTGCAATTGGAAATCCGCAAGGGAGAGCTTTTACCCCCTCCCTTGCGAACGCCCCTTTAACCCGCAACGAACCCGCAAACTTACATGATATTAACGTCGGCAACCAGCGCCCAAACACTAATCACCGAAGCCGAACCCGGATCCCCGCTAATTTCAGCGACAATGATATCGGCATCCGACAGAAGCACATTCGCTTTTGCGTAACCCGCTGCCAGTTTGGTGCCCGCAGCCCCGTTAACTGCCAACTCGCCGGAAAATTCCGTACGACTGCCGCCACTAGAACCATCCAAACCGAGAGACACGGTTACCTCATTAGTCGAAGCCGTCACCACTTCAATGCCCATGCCAATAACCAACGTTCCCGCAGGAATTGCGAAAACATCGGCAATGTCGTTGGCCGAAGTTAGCGTCTCTAAGTCAATCTCGGCTTGAATCAATCCGATCTTCGGGCCAACGGACGGGAACCCAGCCCGCTCCATCGTCATCTTATCCGCTGTCGTATGTACTGCCATAATAAAACCCTCCTATGATGTTAACTGCCTTAGCTGATCGTCACGAACGCACTGCCCAGACCCTCAGACTTGGTAACCTTGTAACCGTACACATTCAAGCCCCGATGCAACTTCCCGAAGCCGAACGGATCATCCTGGATCTTGGACTCAACCATCTGCGTAGCAAATGTGGTTGCTTCCTTGACACCGAAGATAATATAGGTGCCCGTGGGAGTGCTCGTTCCGGCCGGCACCAGATTAGACTGATACAGGTCGAACCGGGCAATTTCGCCCAGATATCCGGTACGAAGAACCGACTTGGCGTCGCCCGTAATCGAGACGTTCTTCAAATCGGACTTGCTGATCAAACCCGCAACTCGCGGAGCCAAAACCGCAAAACGTCCTTCCGGGGGGACGTTCTGCTCATCCAGCACGGTGCCCATGTCGATCAGGAGTTCCAGGATATTGGATTTGGTCACGGCAGCCGCGGCACCGTCGGCGCCCAGAGTAAACGACTCCGAGATAACACCGGCAGTAGCACCCCGGTTCTTGGCAGCGCCACCAGTGGCCATCGCCAAAAGAACTTCGGTGTCAATCGCTTTGGAGATCTGGAACGCGCCATCCTCAGCCCAACGACTAACATAGGTCTTAATATCCGTCTGCTTGTCATCCAGATCAAAGGTCACAAACGACCAATATTTACCCTTGTCAATCAGCAACTGTTGAGCAGTGCTCTCCGGTTGCTCATTAACCAGGTTCTGACCTTTACGGTAATCACGCACAGTGAGAGTAGGATCCTTGCGAATCCAAACTGAATCACCATACTTTTTGATCTCGCCTTCGTGATCAGTGTTTGTTATCTTGGTCAACACCGTCCGTTCCCGGTACGCCTGCATCACTTTTCCGGAGTAAATAACCGGAATGTAGCGCATGGTATCCGAGCCAATGTTCCGTACGCCTGCCGCTAATGGATATGCCATAGCAATCCTCCTTCTTTCGCTTTGTTGTTTTCCCCGCTATGACATACCGGCAAGGTTTAGACCACTCGGCCTTCTTGCACCGCAGTCATAATCAAGGCTTCCATCTTTTCTGCCAACTCGGGTTTCCCCTCGTACTTGCCCTTCGCAAGATCCTTATAAAACTGTTCCACTTCTGCACCGCGCAATGTCGGCTTTTCGCCAGAAGCTACTCCCGGTTCCGCACGGGAACCGTCAGGACGAAGTTCTCGGCTTTTATCTGGCTTATCATCTTGCGCCTTTTTAGCCTGCCCCGACGCCTTCAGGTATTCATCGTGAAGCAAAGCCAATCTGCCAACATCGCCAACATCCACTGCCGCATTGCCTAAATCCTTGCGTAACCGGCCGCTAACCGGATCAACTCCATTAAGAAACTCCACCCACCCAGAATCATCCGCGTCATTATGAGACTTGGCGCCGGGGGACAACTGATCAACCCGTTCCCATAACTCACGCCCCGCCTGAACCGATGTCTGCCCCTCAAGCTGCCGCAACTTCTCGTCCTGAACGGCCAATTTCGCATCAAAGCTGGCTTGCAGTTCCGCTCGCACCCGGTCAACCATCGACCGCGTAGGCTTCTCCACCAACTTAGCCAAAATGGACAACTGCTTATCGCCTATCAATTCCCGGTCAGCAGGACTCAATTCAGCCAGCAAATCCTGCACGGTCACGTCAATAACTTCCTTCGCCGGAGGAACTTCCACCCGTGTTGGAACCGCTTGCGCCCTACGCAATTGCTCCTGAAGTTCCCTGACAGTCTGGTTCAAAGGCCGCAGCTGCGAATCCACCCTACCTTGTAGGGAGTCATTGCGCTGTTTTTCGTACTCGATTTGCCGCTGAAGAATCTCCACCTCAGAAGCAGCCGTCCCTTTCTCAGAACCAGATTTATCCGCTTGCCCCTCTTCATCGAGCAACTTACCTAGAACCGAGATTTCCTCTTCGCCGTCCCTGTTTTCCTTGTTTGCCATGATACATTTCTCCTTTGCCGAGCGCCGATTTTACGGTGTGCTCCGCGGTAGGGCCGCTTCAGCCGAAGCGGAGTCCCACAAGTTTTCCGACTCTGACAGTTCCCGCTCCAAAAATTTTCGGGGCGGTCGAGCGTGGGTTTTTACCCTGCGCTTCTTTCGCTTCTCTTCCTTTTTCCGAAACCAGGACATCTTGCACCAAGCTACTTAGTATAAAGAATCACCGTGCCTTGCTTTCCCGCCGTAGCATTCGTACCCACCCCGGAAACGCCTAACACCAACTCGCCATTTACCACAATGGGCACCAAATTCGTCGTGCCAATGGTCGACACCACCAGGATACCAGGAACAACCTGACTGGCGCTCCCGATCGCATTTGACGCCACCGCAGATCCCTGTCCAGCCAGCACATCGATCCCCGCCGCATCCTTAAGAGTGACCGCGTAAGTTGCGTTCGTGGGCGCCGGGGAGCCATTGTAAAAGACGACCCGGGACAACTCACCGCGCACCGGTTGACTAGTAACAGCTACCGTGCCGTTAAGGGCAGCGGTCCAAGCCAGCGTAATTTTCTGCGGAGGTTCGATTGACGCCCTCGTCTCAGACAACGAGCCAGCGGCAAAAAGAGAACCCGCGCACAACAGGGACACCGCGCACAAAAGTAGTTTCATAGTTTCTCCCCGGTTAGGGACCGGAAGATTGCTCTTCCGGTCCCAACTCGCCTCGATGTTAAGGAACCCGTTGCATAACGACGTTCGTCATCACCGCATCCCCACCAATCACAGACACCGCCGCCGTAGCATTTGTAGTGAACAACGGCAACGCCGAACTTGCGGCGGTAGCATTAGTCATAACAGCATCCCCACCCACAACAGAAATCGCCACAGTAGCATTTGTGGCAAAGTCAGGCAATGCCGAACAAGCCGCTGTAGCATTGGTGATGAAGTCAGGCAACGCCGAACAGGTTGCCGTGGAATTGGTCATTACCGCATCGCCGCCGATAATAGAAACCGCAACCGTGGAGTTGGTTATGAAGTCCGGCAGGGCCGAACATGTCGCCGTCGCGCCTGTTACACATAATGCCACTTCGCCAACCCCATTCGTGCAAGCCGCACCAGTAGAATCATAGATGGTCGCAGTTTGTATCGTCACAGTTATGGTCGGTGTAACTGTCGAAGGAGCCTGCGGCGTAACCGTGCCGGTAGCCGTAATTGTACCCGTCTGTTTTGTAACGGTAATGGTGGGCGTAACCGTGGATGGGGCTTGCGGTGTTACCGTAATCGTCGGTGTAACTGTCGAAGGAGCCTGCGGAGTAATAACGCCAGTTGCTGTAATAGCACCTGTCTGCTTCGTAACCGTTATGGTGGGAGTATGAGCACTCGGAGCTTGTGGCGTCACCACGGCGGTAGCCGTTATAGCCCCGGTTTGCTTCGTAACATTAGTCACAAGCAACGAAGAATACGCAGTCGCCTGATTAATCTGCGCTGCGGTAGCTGTCACCTGAACACCGCTAATCCGCCACACGGACAAATCCAGATCCTCATACGGGGCCGCCAAACACGTCATCGCCGACAACAGCATAATCCCCGCCACCAGCTTACAGCCTTTTTTCTTCATACAGTTACCCTCCTTCTGTTTCGCCGGTTTTCGGCGGTTCATGTTCAAGACTCTCAAACAACATCCTCAGCAACTGGGCCTGCCCCTGGCATTGTGCCATCGGGGTTCCCTCCAATATCAGGAGGGAGTCGCTCAACTCCGACTGGTACTTCTTCAGGCAGTCCACCAGCACCCGGAACCCCGGGGACAACCTCACCGGTTCCACCTGTTTCCATTCCGCTCGCGTCATTTCGAAGATCATCCGTTCCCTCCTCGCGTGTCGGCACATTAATCGCACCAATTTCCTGGGCAGTTTTTAAATCCACCGAAGCCGCCATTCGCTTGGTGATGGCTGACCGTTGCTGATTCTCGGCAATCTGCGCCTGGAGTTTAAGCCCCAAAATCTTGGACTCCATGGCAAGCCGCTGCTTCTCTACGTCCAACTTAGCCTGCGCAATTTGTACCTCGGTTCTCCGGACTTCCGCCTCAGCCTGCGCTGCCGCCGCCTCAGCTTCCAACTTAGACTGCATCGCAGCCGCATCTTTCGCGGCCTGTTGCTCCACTTTCTCAACGGGCTCCAACAAAGCCGGCCCGCTCATCTCCGCCGCCCGGAACGCTTCACGCCACAACGCTGATCGCCCGCGCACTCCAATAAGCTTTGCGTCCTCCGGTGACTTGCTGATAGCATCCAACAATCCCAATCTCCGCTCCGCCAATTCGGCCTTCACTAAGGTTTCCACGGCTCCCGCCGGAGTCACTTCCAAGTCCCCTAACACCGAAGCGTCCTCCGACTCCATCAAATTTTTCTCGTAAATCCGTTCCAGTAACGGGCAAACCACGTCACGGTCAATCGAGATAACCACTCGCCGAATGCCCTTGGCCGCACTGTTGAGCAGCATCGAAATCCCCGAAGCCGTCCGGCCGACTCCCGGAGGAGGCTCACCGCCAAGGAGATATTTCGGAACTCCTGACCGGGAGTCAGCCAACTGCCGCATTTGATTAACAATCTCCAGCAACTCTTGCGCATTCGAATCCGGCTGCTTAAAATCTATGGGCGGAATCGACGAATTTGACGGATTCCGAAACTGATGCACCTTGTGTGGAAAGATATTGGTGATGGACCCTGGTAACAAGCGCTGAATATCCGGATAAACAACCTGGAAACCCGACGCCAGCCCCATGTTATTAACCAACGACCTCGTCGCCGCATTAGCCACATCACCCAAATCCTTCAGGATCTCCGGCAACCCCAAATACCAAAAAGAACCTGGCACAGACACCCACCCGGTCTTGAAATATGGCTTCACCCCCCGAGGATCCTCTTGCTCCCCGAGAAAAACTACTTTTCCCGCAACAGTTATCGCCTCAATATGGTATAGCTGATCCGCCTTAACTTCCCCGCCAAACGGCAATTTGCTCCATCCAGCCTTGCGAAGAAACGCCCCAGTAACCGTGAGCCAATAATCCAGACCCTCTACAGTACCGGCAACCTTGGCCTGCCCCGTTTGTCCCTGCAAAATTGGAGCAACCGTCGAATCTACTTCCCGCACTTCACCCCCCGCCAACCCCGCAAACTCCTCGATAACCGTGCGCACCTGACTCTCAATGAAATGCTTCTGTTTCAACATCCAAAATAGATCGGCAATCGTGTACCGGGTGCGCTCAATAAAATCCCCCTCAAAACCCACGGAAGACGCCGACGGATACGCATCAAACGGACTCACCCGGGACACCGTAAGCGTCGGTTTCCAGCTAAACTTCGGCTTCGGTCGCCCACCCTCCCCGGTAACCCACTCCCGCTTCTGCCGTTCACGCACAATGGGGCCCTTCAAAATCCCCGCTTTTTCAACAACCGCGTCAAACAAAAAATCCTTTAATGCCGGAGACCAGCCGCCCTCGACCAATTGGTCTTCGATCCGGCGTTCCATTTGCTTAGCTCGCCGATCAGTCTCCACAAGAACCGCATCCTGCATGGCCTGGCGCACCAGGGAAGCCGCCTTGGGCGCATCTTCCTCCGCAGGTTCCCGTCCCAACGATTCCACATACGCCTTGGCTTCAGCTACCCCGGTAGACAAGGCCAATTGCGACATTTCGGCCGGCACCGTGGGCACCGGGGTCGCTTGCAGTCGCCATGGTTTATCCGTTTCCCCCAAAAATACGTCAAACAGCCAGGCCAGGGCATCGGTGCACTTCTCCCCAACCAGCCCCAGATACACCGCGGACATGCCGGACGCCTTCAACTCTGCGGCCTTGGTCGACGAGTACATCGCGGAATAGGAGTATAACGAATCCACAAGAAGCTGTTCCACTCCGGACTCGCGCCGCACTTTCTGGTGCGAATTAAAAATATCCGCCAGGGCGGCAGAGATCGTGATATACCGGTCGCCCTCCTGTGACCGTTTCAAGGCCGCCTCAACGTCCTGCGCCAAGGTGTCCAACGAAACCACATTAGTCGCGGTATTACCAAAAGTTTCCATTACTTAAAAAAATCTTTCGAAAGTCGTCCTTAAGTCCCCGCACACAATATACAACGGGTGGTAGGGCCAATGTCAAGCACATACTACAAAAAGTTTTTACGTCCAATAGTTCGACGCCGGCACCTGGGGAATCTCCCGAACGCCTCCCCCCACATTCGGCAACTGCACGGTAGCCTTTTCGTATGCATACCCGGCCTGCCGCAGAAATAGACACAAATACTGCAGGGCGTCCTGCAAGTGGCTATAAGGACCCTTGTCCGGGCGCAGAGCAAACGGCTGCGAAGACTCCGTTCGCATTTTGCGATAACAATACGCCCGCAGGAACCCTTTACGCAGCATCATGCAGCTGGGATCCAACAGAAAGGCGCTGCCTTCCGTGGACAAATGCGACAGGAACCAGACGACCGCCTCCCGCCTCGCGGCAAACTCGTTGGTTGACGCCGCCGTAACCGGGAACCCTTCCTCAAACAAGATACTGAAACAGGTCTGCTCGGTAGACTGGCTCCGCTGGGCGCCGGCTGGGTCCCCGGTCATAACCAACTGGTAGTTCGGGTAGTTCTGTGTAAGACACGGCTTGAAGTAATCCCGGACGAAACGCTGCACCCCAATATCCTCCCCGCTAATCTCCCGCAGAACTTTCAGCTGACCGCGCACAGTGAGTTGGGCAAACACGCAACTGACGCTCAGTCCGAAATCCCAGCCGACATATAATGGAAGTCCCGGAGACGGAGTAAGTGGACGCGGCGAATGGTGAATGGTATCCAGATACTCGGGATACACCACCTTGCCCGACCGGGTAGACCCGTAACTGTTACATAAGTAGACCCGTATCCAATCCGCGCTTTTTCCCGACACCATGTCCAAATAGTACTGAAATCCACCGGGTAAATTTTCTACATTCTCCGCGGGAGATAACCCATGCGTACCGTCATTGGCCAGATAGGTGGACGAGGCTGCAAATGACAGGGGAGACGCCGAAGCATCCTTGGCGCCCACTTCAATGACGGCAGGGGGCTGCGTAAAAAATTCATAGCCGGCCGGCTTATCAATCTCTGCCAGCCGGAAATAATAGTTGGAGTCCTCCATGGAGTTGGTATCCATAATAATCCCATGCCAACTGCACCCGCCCTCATCTTTTGACGGATACCGTCCGACACGGGCGCTTACCGCGGTCAGCGCCTCCTCGTCGAGTTCACTCGCCTCGTTGAGCCAGGCGCCGGTCACTTCAAGACTCTTCAGTTTTCGGATATCTTCCACGTGGTCAAAGGACAAGAAGATCACTTCAAGATCCACCTGCGACCCGTCGGCCAGGGCGCATTGCAGGTGGGACTGCATCGGGACACTTTCCCGCACAGGCGCAATCGCCGTGGGCACCCAGGAGGTCCAGGTCTTCAGGGTAGTAAGCGACAACTCAGGGAAGGTGTTTCGCAGGATAACCCAGCGCGACTTACGCACACCGCGAAAGGGCACTTGCTCAAAGGCACGGGACAATATCTCGATCACCATCATGGAACTCTTGCCGCTGCCGTACGGCCCCCGCACCGCACGGCAAAAGGCATTACTCGCATGAAACTTAAGCCCCGTGGGCGAAGGCTTGTACGGCCGCAGGATTAAGGAGGACACCGCCTGTGAGTTCTTGACCGGCATCCATTAACTCCGTACCAGGGTTGTCTTGGTGACCGCCTGCAAGACAAACAGGTCAAGCAGACGGTGCACTTCAACAACGACTCCCGGTTTACCATTGGCAATCTCGACAGCGCGTTTTTGCGCTTCGTCATGGGACCGGTACAGCCCGGACTCCGGCACCAGGACATTGATGACCTCTCCATCGGCGCCGGTTACCCGGCCACTGACGAGCACGGCATACTTGCCCCCCGCTTTTTTACGGGGTGGCTTGTCCGTTTTCGGGAGCTTGGGGGCTCGCGGTTTTCGGGGTTTCTGGGCCTTTGGCTCCGGGAACGGGACTATCGGGACGTTCGGCACTCCCGGCAAGGGGGGTTGTTCCAATTTTGGGCTGCTCTTCGTTTCGACTATCATATGCTTCTCCTTCCACAATTTTTTCCCGGTGCACCCGGCTCGGGATGCCCAGGTTTACCTGTAACACTACCCGGCTGGGGCCGGAGTTATCTGACTTGGCTTCCCGGTATTTGTCCGGGTTGGACGCCTTCAGCAAAACCTCCATGAGACGGTCACTGGGCTTATTGTACCAGTCGACAATGTTGCCGTTGCGATCGACGGTGGGAACTCTTTCCCCAATTACAGCACGGTGATGGGCAACTTCTTCCCGGTCCATCTGTCGGAGATCGTCGGCGATCTTCTCGGCTTCCCGAGCCATGTTAAAAAACTCCTTGCTGTGGTGCTTTAACCAAATATACTCGGGCTTGCTGAGCCCCCCGGGAGCAATTTCGCCCCATGCCAGCCCGGAAGCTACACCCTGCAGAGTGGACGCCAGTCTCGGATGGTCCCTGGGGTCGATAAGATGAGCAGGGATTTTGGAGAATAACTCCGCCCATTGCGGATTTGCCTGAATGATGGACGTGGTTTGGGTTTCTTCCATGGGACTACCAAATTGGGTCCTTGCCAAACGCTTTCCGGTACGCTCTTCGCAGCTCACGCTGTTCTTCAATAGTGGCTATCCGCTCCAAGGCATCCGAGGAATCCGAGGAATCATCTGGAATCGAAACCGGGACGTGAATTGTCCGGGTGCGATAGACAACCTTCGGCTCGGGTACGGGGGCGTCCTGCCGAGCGACCATGAGAATCCACAAGATACCAATGAACACCAGGGTGGCGGCAAAGAGTTTCATAGAACCCCCTACTTTTTTGACTTTCTCCGCTTTACAGCTTTTCGGGCAGCCGCGGGGCTGCTGAACCGGGGTCCCTTGCCGTCAAATAACCGGGTGCCACCACACGCCCCTCGTCCACCTCGCCCACCTTGCCCGCCGCCTTTGTTTCCCGTTAATACCATGACAGGTCTCCTTATTTTTTGGCATCTGGCGCACTAACATATTTAACGTATAAGCTCGCACGATCCTTGCGAATTTCTTCTCGCCGCGTTTCCAGTACGGCGCATCGCTCTCTCTGTCTGGCGATTGCCACGGTTACGTCCTGCTCCCGCACGTCCAGTTCAGCCATCGCAATTTGGGCTCGCTTCTCTGCGGACATCTTGACCATGTCACTCTCCTATTTTGGGGTTTCTGGCTCCTGAGTATCCCGGTGCCAGTTTTCTACTGCCTCTACAAGAATGAAATTAACCGACCGGCGTTGCTTCTGAGACTCCGCTTTCACTGCGGCCAGTAAATCAGCCGGCAGGTACACGGTGTGAGAAACTTTCTGGGTGTTTGTTTTCATGCTTGAATTCTGGCAGATACCTTATGCTAAGTCAAATAAAAAAAGAAAAAGTTTTTCTAAGCAGTCTTGGCTAAAAATAAAAAATTTTTAGAGTGGGGGATTTGCAAAGAAAAAAATTTTCAGGACTCCAGAGTTTCAAAGAAAAAATTTTCAGAGTCACAAAGAAAAAATTTTCAGAGTCACAAAGAAAAAATTTTCAGAGTTCCAAAGAAAAAATTTTCAGAGTCACGAGTGACCGGTTACCCCCTATTAATAATTCAAGACCCCTACCGACAGTCGGCCAGTCCATTGGCATCATACCCACCGGCAACCGGCCTTGGTAGGAGTCCCCTACCTGCAATTGGCCATGCACACTAACGTGCATGGCATCAGTTAAACTCCAATAAGGAGAAGCGTCATGGTAACAGTCGTGTATCAGAAAAACGCAGGGCTACTGAACCCCGGTGTACATCCGGTAACAATCGTGGATGCCCAAGAAACCGTGGCATCAACAGGCACCCCGCAACTGCACATTACCGTGCAGGCCAAGAACGGGCAAACCGGCCATGCCTACCTTGCACTAACCGAAGCGGCACAGTTTGGCATCTGCCAATTGCTGGATGCTATTGGCATGTCCGGCAAAGAAGGCGAAACCTTGTCCTTTGACCCCAAGGCTCTTATAGACAAGACCTGCTACGTCCGTCAAACACAGAACTCCAACGGACAACTGCGCATCCGCCAATTCATGGCTACCGCGCCCAAGGCGCCATCCGCTCCGGCGACCGAGCTCGAATAAGGCCCTGCCGCCCTGCGCCCCGCCTACGGGGTGCAGGGCTCCTTTTTTCCCCTAATCCGAATGGACCGGGGATTCTGGCAACAATTTCACCGTGTGCCAGGTCCCCGGTCACCCTTTTACCCAGTACCACAGTAAAAGTGAGACAAAAGGTCTCTCACTAACCCCCTTTTTGGAGTTATTGGCCGAAAATCATGTCACATGACAGGAGCTTCTCAACTTTTCCAAAACGCTCGCTTAAATTTCCATTTTTTCCAGAGCGTTTTGAAAAAAGAGCCTCCGTGACAGGAGCTCCTGTCATGATTTTGGGGGTATGGCTAGATGGTGACAGATGCCCATGACAGATAACCTGCCATGATTTGGCCCTATTAGACATTGGCCGAACCCACTGTCATGTCACATGACAGATACTTTTTATATTTCTTTGGAAAAGGGGTTATTGTATTCTCTTGGCGAGCGTTTCAGTTTTTCCGGAAACCATCTGTCATGTGTCATAGCAAAAAGCGACACCTTTTAAAACGGCCTTCCGGTAGATTTAGACAATTCATCTGTCATCCGACATGACTGTCACTTGGAACCCATTACCATTGCTCCAAATCATGGCAGGTTATCTGTCATAGCATCTGTCATGCTCCTGTCATCCTTACATTAAAGTAAATTACCTTACTTTATTACCAACGTCGCATAATCTTTTCCTGCATTAACCTAAAAACCACCTTTGAACCTTGCAAACATTAAGCCGGATACCAAACACTATCAATAATCAACTGTCTACTAACTAAAAGTAGAGTAAAAACGTCACAACCCATAAAAAGGACCAACCATGAACCATGCACTTTGGATAGCTGTAAACCTGATATACCAGGTTGAATGTGGAGGAGATCCCAACGTCAAATGGGGAGACAATCACCATGCCGCCGGTTGCATGCAAATTCATAAATGTGTCATTCAAGACGTCAACAAACACTATAATACTCACTATGTCTGGCCCGACGACCCCTTAAAACCTGAAACAGCCAAACACATAACCTTTCTCTACTTACTTAAATGGGGTGGCATCTCCAACTCCGTTGAAAACTATTGTCGTACCTGGAATGGCGGTCCCCGTGGCGCCTTTCGAAAAGCAACTGATGGATACTGGAAAAAATGTAAAAGAACCCGGGACCAAACTAAATAACAACCCCGCCAAGGTTTATGGTGAACCTGCCAAGACAAAAACCATCTAATTTTGAACTAAACACTGAACAACTCATTGAAAGGTTGTCCTATGACCCAAGAAATTCACGAACTCCTGCTGGCAAATCGCCTCACTTTAGATTACGCACGTGCGCTTAAGCAAATTGGACAAGTCTTTTCTGCGGCTAGATATGAACACGAGGCCATAGAATCTTCCCTGGACATCTTACACGATAAAGGTCTATTATCTGAAGACGCTTTTGACACACGAACATTGTGCAAGTAGAAAAAACAAACGAACCAACTAATTAGGTGTCAAAACACTTAAGTAATACGGTTTAAAGAAGAGTTTAAATCAACCCACTAAAGGATCAATAAAATGTGCCAATTTATTTCATTTTTTCACAATCCCAAAACCGGAGAAATTAAAGTCCACGATCTTAACTCGCATTCCAATACATCAGATGCCTTGAACCTCAATCTTAACTATTGGAGGGAAGGACACTATTTACCTAATGGTAAAATTATTGCCAGAGTCCTATCAACAGATTTTCAAACGGAAAAACAAGCCACATTTAAAATCAGAGAAAACTTTCCGGAATTCAAAGACTTTTTTGTCTGGTCCTTGAAACAGATCGGCACAGAAAAACAGTTTTCTGACTCGCTCGACCTGAGTGGCCTGACAAATGCCGAAGGACTCAAACTCCCGCAGACGGTGGGCGGTTGGCTCGACCTAAGGGACCTGACAAATGCCAAAGGGCTCAAACTTTCACGAACCGTAAATGGCGGGCTCAACCTGAGGGGCCTGACAAATGCCAAAGGGCTCAAACTCCCACGAACCGTAAATGGCGGGCTCGACCTGAGTGGCCTGACAAATGCCAAAGGGATCAAACTCCCACGAACCGTAAATGGCTGGCTCGACCTGAGTGGCCTGACAAATGCCAAAGGGCTCAAACTCCCGCAGACGGTGGGCGGCTGGCTCAACCTGAGTGGCCTGACAAATGCCAAAGGGCTC